CTGGGCGTCCTTGGCGTTACGCACAAGGCCCGACACGTACAAACGGCCATCAACTTCAAACTCGTTGCCGACGATGCGGATCACGGGGATGTACTTGCCCGCCCACTCGCGTTCTTCAAGGATTTCGTACCCGTTGATCTTGCAATACCGCACCTTGGGCCGGTCTGACTCGCGGCTACGCAGTGGCTTGCCGTAGACAGCTTTCATCTCCCTGTCCTCAGGCGTGCCTGCAAACGCAGTCATGTTGCCAGGGTACAAGTTGAGCGTGGCCTTGTCGTAGTCGATGTAGTAGTAGTCGGCGACACGGATCGTGTCTTCGTTCAGCCAGTTGCTGATCGACTGGTCGCCCACGCCCAGCGACTGAAGCGTCGAGATCGGCGTGGAGTCGGGATACATGCGCTCGTACTCAAGGCGGGTTACGTCCTCGGTGATAAAGCAATACTTGGCGTCTGCGCCGGTGGGGTCTTGGATCAGCGGGTCCATGTAGACCGAAAAACTGTTACGCACCCGGCCAATCTTAATGTCTTGGTCGAACGAGTTGTCGTCGCAGTACTCGGTCAGCAGGCGGATGTAACCCTCGCCGTAGGACACTTGGTTCTCGCAGGCGGTGTCATAGGCCACATCGGCATCGCTGATGTACTCAATGTGCCGGATCATGCCGTTGAAGATGTCGGCCACGGCCACATCAGCCCTGTCATCCACGGGGATGACTTTGGCACCGGGGCGGTTTTGCCGCATGTCGTTCGTGACTTGACGAACGTGCTGGGGCAGCTTGTTGATGGTCAAGCACGGGCGGGCGTTGATGGTCTGCCCCTGCACAGCACCACGGGTAGCCAGCACATCGGCGGGCCACTGCCACTGGTTGTCGGGTGAGCCTGCGTAAAAGCGCAGATCGTCTGTCTCGTCTTCCCGTGATTCGGAAAGCGCCGAAACCGCCAGGTCAAGGCGGGATCGGGCGAGTGCCAGAATATCTGACTCGCTTTTCTTGGGTTTGCCACCGTTCGCCACAGCGGCAGCAGCAACCATACCAGTTGGGTCAGCCATTTTTACCTTTCGGTGCTGGCTTGGATTGTACAGCGCGTTTAACCGAGTACGCAATCGCCACGGCTTGCTTGACTGGTTTGCCTGCTGCTACTTCGGCTTTGACGTTCTTGCGGAACGCCTCGGGTGACTTAGGTTTAACCAGCGGCATTACTTCCCCTTCTTGGCAGGCTTTGCCGTCTTGGCCGACTCTTTGAAGTCCTTGGCCGTGGGCGCGCCAGCAGCGCCGGGTTTACGCATCTTCTCGCCAGAGCCAGCGGCGATGCGCTCACGTTTGGCGTTGATGTTACTGTAAAGACCAGGTTTTGTAGCCATGATTAGCACTTCCATCGTTTGAGCGCCGCTTTGGCGCGTTCGCCGTCTTTGGCGTTAGCCGCAACGGCACCCATTCGCGCACAGAACGAATCTTTGCGCCCCTGATCTGCTTTGGTCTTAGGGTTCGGGGCAGGTGCTTTGAGGTTGCTGCCAGTTTCCCGGTTGTACTTCTCGCGGCCCTTCTCGGTCAGTCCCGCGCCCTTGGACACGGGCAGCTTCTCGCCACGCCCGACTGAAAGGGAAACGCTTTTCTTTGTTGCCATGTCAGGCTCCCATCCAACCAGTTGACACCATGCCACGTTCTTGAGAGATGCGGCGCTCGGGTTTATTGTACTCACGGTGAGCCACAGGGAAAGCAAAGGTCACGCAGATAGCGTCTGCCGCATCTGGTGACGCAAGACCTCTGGCCTTCATGTCTTTCTTGGACTCCAAAAAGATCGTGCCTCTTGAGTCAGGCTTGATCATAGGCGAGACAAGATCCGTTTTCAAGAACCTGTCCTTAGGGATACTGGCAGATCTCAGCCACTCCTTCATCTTGCCCCACATCTCGGCTCTTTTGTTGCCATACATGATGGGGTTGCTAGACTTGTTGCCAAAGTTGACACCCTTGATCTTGTACCTCTGCTCTTTGAGGCGGTCAACAATGCCAGCTCCAAGACCTCCCTCATCAATAACCACCAAAGTGGGCTTGAACTCTTCAATGGCCTCAATAATGTGGCCCACCACCGTCATGGTGTCATCACCTCGGTGCCGGTCAATGCGTACTATGTCCCTGCCCTGTCGCACAGCAATCACAGTGGCATCAGCGCCAAACCTTGCGGGGTCAACTCCAATGATGATTGGCGCGGTCTGGTCCTTGTACTTGGCCCTGTCCATCGCCTCATCCACAATGTTCGATGGAATAAACTGGTCATCCCCAGCATTGGGGAACTGGCCGTAAACCTCCACATGAGATTGGCTCGAGTCCGGCCCATACTCATCAATGATGTTCTGGTACACAGCCTTGTCCGTGCCCTCCACCGTGCGGGCGTCCACCACCTTGGATGTCCAAAAATCCCTCTTGCTGTGGAAGGTTTCGTAGAAGTACCCAGTGTTTCGCCGGGGGTTGGAAAAAGCCAACCAAAGGCGGCTTGGCGTGTTCTCCGTAAAGAAACCAGCAGTCACAGCCCAGATGGCATCATCAATACCACTGGCTTCATCAAAGATCACCATCACACCATCGTAGTTGTGAACTCCAGCGTAGGCGTCTGGATTTTCTGCTGACCACAGACGGCCCTCAACAGCCCAGTAACGGGTGCCCTTTTTGAGGTCTTTCTCAACCAACTCAGTGAGCCAGTTGGCAGGGGTGATCTTGGTCGCAGCAACTTCAAACCAGTGGCTATTGATACTCATTGCCAGCCACTTGGTAATCTCAGCCCATGTCACGGCACGAAGCTGGGCCTCGCTGTTGGCAGAGATGATGGTGGTCGAGCCTATGCGGGTAGACAGCATCCAGATGGTCAGCCATGACACAAGCGCAGACTTGCCGATACCACGGCCAGAAGACACGGCATGGCGCAGGGTTTCAAAGTCAACCAAACCATTTTGGCGCTTGATGTGCTCGGCGATCTCTCGCAAGACTTCCCTCTGCCACTTGCGTGGACCTTTGAAGTTCGCCAGCGGCGTGTTCTCTCGGCCCCAAGGGAAAGCAAACAAAACAAAAGCCTCTGGATCGTCAGCAATCGCCGGCGTCCACAGCGTTGCCATTAACTCTTGTTCGTCTTCAGGCTTGTAGATGGTGGTTTGCATTTATTTGTTTTGGCGACTTTGGCGCATAAATTTACGCATCTCGTTTTGAGTGTATGCGTCTTGCTGGGCTTGCTCTGCCGCCAAAAGATCGGGGGCTGCAACGCCTGCGGCGGCAGCAGTAGCTGCTGTTTTTCGCAGCGGATCAAATGCGGCAAATCGGGAGCGAATTTGATCTGGGTTAAACACAACACCAACGTCAACTAGCTTTGATGCTGATCCACCAGGATCAAACGTATTCTTCAAAAGCAACGCATCGTGCCCACCATAAATTGCCTGATCCATTAAATCAGAATACGTTTGATCGCGGTAAGGATTACCAGCAAAATCATGCACCATCGGATTCTTGTATCGCAATGCCACAGGCATCACGTTGCCACCCTCTTGGGTGTGCTCAAGCAACGTCCGTTCGTTTTTGACAGATTGAAATTTCTTTATCTTGTCAATTGCGTCTTTTGCAGAATCTTTGCCAACCAGATTAACCAACTCTTTTTGCAAACCATCTAGTTGGGCATTGCTGTATGAGTTGTACCAACCATATGGCATTAATTGTTTGACTTTTGCATCAAGCAACTCTGCTTCTTGTTGCGGCAATTGCTTTGAAAAAATTGCATTATTGATGCCAGCCAGCATTTCATCTCTTACATCGCCATACTTCGCAGTTATGCTTTGCAAGTTCTGCTGGTCACGAATAGCAATGTCTTCCGCCAAACCCATCTGATTTTCGTACTCATCCCATTTGCCACGCTTCTCAGCCGATTGCGCTTTACGCATAGCGTTTTTGTATTCTCTTGAACCGCCAATCTGTGCATAACCAGATGCCGTTTCTGCACCATGTCCAGCCATTGACACAGTATTCAGTTGAGCAATCTTTTCCTCTGGAATGCCCAACTTCCTCAACATCTCTTCAGCAGCCGGATCATTTGATTTTTTTAACATTGACGCCGGAGGGTTTTGCGGATCACGGGCAAAGAAAAAGCCTTTTTTGGCACTTGCCGCACCAGTAGTTTCACCCAGCAAATCAGATCGGAAATTGGTAATGTCGCCAGTTGTGCCGTGATACCAGTCAGGCTCAAACCCTTGTTGCAACATCCTTGTCGCTGGATTGGCTGACTGCCCCATCTGCTCGGCACGCTGTTGAGCCAGACGCAAGGCTTCCTCTTGCGGTGCTTGGGGTCGCAAGAAACCCATCCCACCAACGGCCTCGGTGCCCATGCCAACAGGCAAGCCCCTTGTTGCCAGCGCTGCCTGCCTTGCAGCTCTCGCTGCTTGCAGTGTCGCCATCGTGGCCGGCTGGGCCAGTGGTGCTACGGCCATGCCAGCTTCGATGGCCTCTGGCCTGATGCGGGTAGTCATGCCAGCGCCAGTGGTCAGTGGCTCACCATAAGACAGGCGATCCAGTGTCTGGCTGATCGCCGGGGCACTGAGAAACCTCGCAATACCTTGCATCTGCTGCGTGCGCTGCGGCGCATAACCCTGCGCCACCAAGTCAGCCAACGCACCCAAATACGGGTTGCGTGGCGTTGCACTCAGTGTGTCTTCATACGCCAGCATGTTTGCCGGGCGCTGTGCTAGGGCGTTTCTGTAAATAGGCATGGGGCGATGTTAATTCATTTCGCGGGAAATAAAAATAAAAATGTTCGCGGGGGTACCGTGACCGCGGCCCTTCCCCGCCGGCCCTACCCCCCCGGCCAGCCGCGGGAAGGTGGCCGGGCGCGTTGTCCACAGGGTTTTTTGCACAGTTGTCCACAGTTGCCTGTGGATAACTTGGTTTGTAACCCGTAGGCATTAGTAAATCTGTGGATAACTTGGCATCGACTTAACATAATGGGTGTTGTACGAAGTGGATGCACGTTTACGTCAGGGTTAACCCTGATGCGTGACTGGTTGGGCGCGTGCGCGTATTGCTACACTTTTTTGGCGTAATG